TAAGCCTAGTATCTCAGACGATGACTTCCCGAAGGCAATTGCATCGGTACAGAAGGGTTCAACGACTATCGAGAAGCTCATGGCGAGTCGTACACTTACTCCTAATCAGATTAAACTATTGAAAGATGCGGTTGAGAACGTATAACATCGCACCACTTTTCTTAGGCACTGATGGTCTAACAGAGGTACAGAGCAATAAGCTCGATGAACTGCTCAATAAGATTAAGCTAACTGAGAAGCAAGCAGAGGAGAGAGATAAGCTGATCGCTAAGCGTGACGCTGACGTAGAGCTTCCAGTAGGTGCAAAGAGTCTTATTGAGTCTTATGTTGACAGTGAGGTATACGATTACAAGGATACATTTGATAGTAAGGAAGTAGCGAAGGGTAGAGATGTTGAGGACCAGGCTATCGAGCTGTATAACCGTGTGTTCTTCACTGACCATAAGAAGATGACAGAGTTTGATGAGTACTACGAGCTGTCGCACAACAGTGTAGTTGGTCACCCAGATGTAGTTGACAAGGAGAACCTAATGGTAAAGGACGCAAAGAGTTCGTGGTCTAAGAAGACGTTCCCGAAGACTCCAGAGAAGGCTGACAACAGCACGTACACATGGCAGGTTAAGATGTACTTGTACATGCTACGTGGTATGACGGGTATGGACTGGCGTAAAGGCGAGGTGTTCCACAGCTTGGTTACCACTCCAGAGGAGCTAGTCCCAGAGTACGAGCACGACAGCCTGCACTTCGCGGACAACCTTGACGATCACTTACGTGTGACTGTATGCCCAGTGTACTTGTCAGATGATGACATCGCACACATGGACAGAAGATTAAAGGCGGCATTTAAGTATGCACAAGAGTATAAGGATTATTTATTAAACAAAAACAAATGACAAATCAATTTCAGATGACTGGTGTCATCAAGTTTATCGGAGATGCTAATCAAGTATCTGACAAGTTCAAGAAGCGTGAATTCGTAGTTACTGAATTAAGTGACAAGGACTCTAAGTACGATCAGCACATTGCGTTCCAACTTACACAGGACAAGTGCGATTTAATTAATGCGTTTGGTACAGGACAGTCAGTTACCGTATCGTTCAATTTAAGAGGACGTGAGTGGGTTTCTCCACAAGGTGAGACGAAGTACTTCAATACACTTGAAGCATGGCGTATAGAGGCCGCAGAAGGGTCTAGTGCTCCGCAAGCAGTTGCTGTAGAAGTTACAGCAGACGATGAGGACCTCCCATTCTAATTAGATAACCATAAACGTAAGGCCCACAGATGTAATGTCTGTGGGTTTTTTAACCAATTAATTTTAATCTCATGATAACCCTATTCAGGAACATATCTGAAACTGATAAGCCATACTATATATCAGTAGATAAAGCCCTTGAGCGCATACGCACTGGCAAGTCAAAGGAGTTGTGTGAGCGTATACGTATGTACCCTGGTCCTGATAACAAGCATAAGCGCAATGAGATCAAGAAGTCGCTTCCTGCTATCTGTTTCAGTGGCAAGTTTACCAAGAGGTCAAAGTCTGGAATTGTTGAGCACAGTGGGTTCATATGCATAGACTTCGATGGGTTCATCGATGAGTGGTCTATGATTGACTACCGTGACTTCTTAGTGAAGGACAAGTACTCATACGCTGTATTCACTTCTCCTAGTGGTGACGGGCTGAAGGTGATTGTGAAGATACCAAAAGACATCGAAAGCCATCAGAATTACTTTTTATCACTAAAAAAATACTACAACGTACCAGAGTTTGACAACAGCACCAAGGACATATCTAGAGTTTGCTACGAGTCATATGACGAAGAGCTGTTCATCAACTACGACAGTGAGGAGTTTAATCAGATTACCACTGAAGAGCACACTATCTTTGATACGAAGACATCGCGTAGCACTATTAAGCTAGACAATACCAACGAGATAGTACGAAGGCTTCTTATATGGTGGGATCGTGACTATGGCATGGTGCAGGGACAGAAGAACAATAACTTGTTCATACTCGCTTCAGCACTCAATGACTTCGGTATACCTGAGACTGAAGCCCAGACAGTTTTGCTAAGCTTTGATGAGGGAGGCAAGGACCGTGAGATACTGAACATTGTACGGTCAGCCTATAAGAATACCTCAGCGCATGGCAGTAAGTTCTACGAGGACAACGAGAAGGTAGACAACATCAGAAGCCTTGCTAAGAAGGGTACACCAATTAGTGAACTTGTAACAATCAACAAGAACATATCGTCAGATGTAGTTGAGGCTATTGCCTCAGATATGGAGAGTGATGATCCGTCTGTATTCTGGACAAAGAGCAGCAAGGGATCAATAACGCACATCAACCACTTGTACAAGGAGTACCTTGAGTATCTTGGTTATGGGAAGTACTTTGTTGAAGGCGGTAATGTGTTTGTATTCGTCCAGGTAAGGACCAACATTGTGTCCGATGCAAACGACACGATGATTAAGGATCACGTTCTTAACGACTATCTGTATGCGTTAGATGACAAGAGTATATACAACTACTTCGCTGACAAGAGTAAGCTATTTAAGGAGGACCACTTGTCTTTCCTAAATACCATACAGCCTAACATCATGAAGGATGATAAGGATGTATCGTACTTGTACTACCGTAACTGTGTCGTAAAGGTAACGGAGAACACTGTTGAAACAATTGACTACTCAGATATAGATGGGTACATATGGCAGAATCAGATGATTGACAGAGACTTTGTGCAGTGCGAATATAAGGACAGTATATACCGTAAGTTCGTGCATAACATTGGAGGTAAGGAGTCTGATAGAATCAATAGCATTGAGTCTACAGCAGGCTACCTAATGCACAGCTATAAGCCACCATCATTTTCTCCTGCTGTGATTATCAATGACGAGGTGATATCTGACAATCCTTCTGGAGGTACTGGTAAGGGTCTATTCGTTCAAGGCATCAGCCATATGAAGCGAATGGTGATCATTGACGGTAAAGCATTCTCGTTCACTAAGTCGTTCCCATACCAGCGCGTATCTGCTGATACTCAGCTACTTGTGTTCGATGACGTAAACAAAAACTTTGACTTCGAAAGGTTGTTCAGTATCATCACTGAAGGTATAACACTTGAGAAGAAGAACAAGGATGAGATACACATACCGTTTGAGCGATCACCGAAGATTATCATCACAACGAACTATGCCATCAAGGGTGACGGTAACTCGTTTGAGAGACGTAAGTGGGAGCTTGAGTTCGCTCAGTACTACCACAAGGACTTTACTCCAGAGTCAGAGTTTGGTCACCAGTTATTTACTGAGTGGGATGCAGAGGAGTGGGCTAAGTTTGATAATTACATGATTGCTAACCTACAGATGTATCTAAAGAGGGGACTTCGTAAGGCTAAGTTTAAGAACCTACGTGAGCGTAAGTTCATTGCTCAGACTGACTATAACTTCTACGAGTGGTGCGCAGACAAGGACAATCAAATGACCAAGAGTCACGCTGAGAATCCAGGTAACTCGATTTACTACAACTTCGTAGAGCAGAACCCTGACTATGGTCCACGAGGTAAGCTCGCTATACCTCTAACAAAGTTCTACAAGTGGTTGGACTTATGGGGAGAATTTAAGTATAACTGTAAGCCTAACTCGTATAGGTCATCTACTGGTAAGATGATTAGGTTTGATGTAAAGTATGACGAACAAGTTAATATGTTTTAGATATGAAAGAACTACGCGAATATCAATCATCTGGAGCACAGAAGGGTCTAGAGATACTCAACATGTACAAAATTCTGTACATGGCATGGTCTGTAAGAACTGGAAAGTCAGCTACTTCTATGGAGGTAGCTAGGCTTTTCGGTGCGAAGAAGGTGCTGTTCTTGACTAAGAAGAAGGCTATATCATCAATCCAGTCTGACTACAACGACTTCGGATTTAATAGTTATTATGAAATAACAATCATAAACAACGAGTCGCTCCACAAGGTAGAGAATACATCGCAGTACGACTTGATCATCATGGATGAGTCGCACAGGCACGGATCGTTCCCAACGCCATCAGCAGGTGCTAAGTTATTCAGAGAAAAGTTCAGCAGTAAGCCTATCATTATGCTGTCTGGCACTCCATTCCCTGAATCATTCTCACAGGCATACCATCAGTTCTGGGTATCAGACTACTCACCGTGGAGGAGGTACTCAAAGTTCTATAAGTGGGCCAATGACTACGTCACTCCTTCTCAGAAGAGAATCGGTGCGTTCATGTACAACGATTACTCTAAAGGAATAGAGAGTAAGATAATGGCTGACATATCACATCTGATGATCACATACACACAACAGCAGGCAGGATTCTCATCTACCATTGATGAAGAGATTGTTCACGTTAAGATGAAACCTCAGACGTATGCCATCATCAACCAGCTGTTCTCAGATAGAGTTGTTGAGGGTAAGGAAGAAGTGATACTCGCTGATACAGCGGCTAAGCTTATGCAGAAGACACACCAGCTGTGCGGAGGTACAATTAAGTTTGAGTCAGGCGCATCGATGGTCATTGACACTAGCAAGGTTGAGTATATCAGAGAACGATTCAGTGACAATAAGATTGGTATATTCTACGTGTTCAAGGAAGAGCTTATTGCGCTTAAGTCCATATTCCTAGATGACCTAACTACAGACATCGATGAGTTCAACACTGGCAAGTTTAAGGTTATTGCCTTACAAACAGTCTCTGGTCGTGAGGGTATATCCTTAAGAAATGCAGACTACCTAGTGTTCTATAACATCATGCACAGCGCAGTAAGCTACTGGCAGGCGAGGGATCGTTTATCACACATTGATCGATTAGATAATACGGTATTCTGGATATTTGCTGAGAATGGAATAGAAGATAAAATATATAAATTGGTTCAATCAAAGAAAAAATACACAGTTAATATATTTAAGAAAGACTACAGTGTTGTGTAAACAAATTTGTTTATTAACTAATATTGGCTTAAGTTTGCCGTACTGTGTTGGAATCAAAGATACAAAGCGCACTAATAAAAGATTTGGAGAGTAAAGGCTACTATGTCATTAAGCTATCCGTAACTAACAAGAACGGAATACCTGACATACTAGCATTGCCTCCAGGGTGCAACGCTGAGTTCTATGAGGTTAAACAGAAGGGAAAGCAACCTAAGCCAATTCAAAAATTCAGAATTAATGAAATTAAGCGAGGAGGATTTGGAAAGGCATTTATCCATGATGGGGACACAAGAGAGGCGTAGCTACTTGGCGTACTTAGACTTCAAAGAAGGTATGATAATTACCGAGATATCTAAGAAGCATAAGATACATCCAAACTCGTTTTACTCTTGGTTTAAGAAGTTCATGACTGCTGAGGCTAGCAAGTTCAAGGCTATCCTAAATGGCAACAAGAACACTCCCTACTACGATAATGAAGATGACTACTGTGCAGACAGAGTATATAACTGGGAAGATTTAAGTGACAAAGAAAAGAGCTTCTATGAAAAATACGAGAATAAAAATAAAAGACAATATACCTAACTATATGTGGTACAGTAATATATCTGGAACAGTGTTCGATGTTCATGGAACATCTGACTACAATGACATCTATCTCGTGGAGTACAACGGCAATGTAATGTACGTGTACATGGAGGACTGTGTTGAAGTTGATGAGAATGAGTCAGATACTCACTATGACAACAGCAACGGAAGCATATACAAGTTCGCCACTGATCAACAGCTAAACTCATGGGAGTTCGACATTATTAAACGTGTCACAAGATGCAGGAAGAAGGGTCAGTTCAAAGAAGACCTAGAGAAGACAAAGAGAGTAATTGATTTATATTTAAAGGAATACAATGACGGAGGAAGGGATTAAGCTGATGATGATAACAGCTGTTGGACCAGTGCTAGCTGATTTTATCGATGATCTTATCGAGAGTGGAAGGTTCAAGAACAACATAAAGTACAAGTTCCAGAATACAGCATCACAGATACGTAGCATAGATGAGTACTTCATGAAGGACGCTACTATTGAAGAGTCTGAGGAGCAGATATCACTTCAGAGGTATTTTAGACAATGGGTAAAACACATACATGAGCAAAGCACTTTACATAGTGGACATAGCGATCACAGCCAGGAGGAAGAGAGAGATCAAGAGAATACATAAGCTGTCTCATCCAGTCATCCTAGATGACACTGCACGCATACCTAAAGAGGATGAAACGCAGCAATTAAAGATGATGACAAAGGACTCCATCAAGAAATTTGAGGAGTGGACGTTTACCTACGAAGTGCTTAAGTATAAGTTCAGTAGCAATTTATATAATAATAAAATTGTTAACTAAAAATAAAAGGCATACATTTGTCAGCAAAGTTTGGCAATGAATGGCAACCTAGTAACCTACGTTAATTCAGTTATGGACGAGTTCAATGAACTTGGTGCAGATCTGTATGAGTCCATGATCGATATGGATAACGATAGTGTTAACTCTACAGTCATCAAGCTGAAGAAGTTACTGAGTGACGTACAACGATCCTACCATGAAGAATGAAATCAAAAGAGCTATTGAGATATACCAAATCGGTGAAATAAAAAAAGCTGATGTAGCCAGAATGGTTGCAAAAGAGTTTGATAAGAAATACACGGATGAATATAGAAGAGCACTTTCGTACCACCTTAAGAAAGTGGATGACAACGAATTCATAAATGAGTGTGATAAGATAGGGATAGACCCATCGGATGTTAAACACTACTGGTACAAAGGCAAGCATTTTTCTATCAACGTAAAAGGCAACAGCACAGAGTTCAAGTACGAAGATTTTAAAAACGACCTTATTGGAGAAATATCTAAATGGAGTCCTAGCTACCCGAAGATATCTAGGGAGAAGCATACTGACCCTCACTGTATGGTCTTTAGCCCTGCTGATATTCATATTGGCAAGCTGTGTTCTTCCCTTGAGACTGGTGAGTCATATGATCAACAGATTGCTGTCAAGAGAGTAATGGATGGCCTTAGAGGCATTATTAACAAGTCATCTGGGTTCAGTATTGATCGCATAATATTTATTGCAGGGAACGACATACTACACACCGACACACCTAGAAGGACAACTACGTCAGGTACGCCTCAAGATACAGACGGAATGTGGTACGACAACTTCATAACAGCTAAGAAGCTACTAGTTGAAATAATTGAGACACTAGTCCAGGTAGCAGATGTTGAGGTACACTACAATCCATCTAACCACGACTACATGAGTGGGTTCATGCTGCTTGACTCTATATCATCCTGGTTTAGGAAACATCCACAGGTTATGTTCAACAGCGATATGTCACACCGTAAGTATACTGTATATGGTAATAATCTGCTTGGTATGACGCACATGGATGGAGCAAAGCCTCAAGATCTACCACTGCTCATGGCTCATGAAGCAGCAGCATACTGGGCGTCGTGTCCTCATAGATACATATACGGACACCATATACACCATAAGACATCTAAGGACTATATGTCTGTATGCGTAGAGACACTTCGTTCACCTAGCGGTACTGATGGCTGGCATCATAAAAATGGGTTTCAGCACGCACCCAAGGCAGTAGAGGCATTCATACATCACAAGGAGCATGGGCAAGTTGCCAGGTTAACACATCTGTTCTAATGATAACAGCTGATGAAATGATAAGAGTAGTCGAGGACTACATCTATAGACGTAAAGGAATACGTGTGCATATACAGCTGAGATACCACCCTTTCTTAATCCAATCAGATATTGATAGGCTACACTATTGTTATAATGTAGCCTTAGATTATAAGGGGTAATTAGTTACCCCTTTGATATTTCTCTCTGTAGATCATCATAGCTTTCGGAGAAATTCTCTTTCTAGATGTTCGTACACTTTCCATTATTTCTTGTCTATCTTCACCATCAAGAGTTCGTCCGTACTTATTGTATATTTTTAGGGCTTGAATTTCTGCATTCTGCTCATACAATATGTCAAGTACAGATTTATCAGCATCCATATTTTGAATATATGTATAGTACTTTTCTACATAATTTTTGACATCTCGCTGATCAAATCTATCTTTTATTAATGTGATAAGCTCTCCATTAGTCATCTTTTCACCTTTGTCATATATTTTTCTGATATCTTGATATGTCTCTTGTTCTTTATTATATTTTTCTGTTCTTAGCAATATCTCTTCTGATTCAGCTTTGTCCATTTCATTGTACATGATAATGTCCTTATTAGTTTTTCTAACAAGTTTCTTTCCAGCTGCTTCAGTTACTCTTCCCATAGCACCTTTAAATTCTTCAAAAAGTGAAGTATCCTTACCAAATAATCCATTAAGTGTTGCGTTAAATAATGCAATAGTAGGATTTGTATTTTCAGTAGTAACTATCTTTTCTACAAATGCTTTTGTCCTTATTGGTGACATTCCAAGTTTAGGAGCAAATGTCTTATAGAAGTTTTCTACTTTATCATCAAACATACCCTCAGCTTCTGGAGATATCTTACCATCTCTTGGTTCTCTAAATATCTTCTCCCCAGTAAATGTATCATAGTTAACATAGTACGCAAGTAGTCCAGATACTAATGGGTTTCTTCCTGCTATTTCAGATGGCATCATTGGAATTGATTTTTCTATTGTTGATTTAACAACTTCTGAATCAATACTGTACTCTTTTTCTTTTGTGCTAAGTAATTTAGCATATACCATTTGCTCAGCTAGTGTAGTTACCATTGAAAGGAATGGAAGTTTCTTTACTCGTACATATTCGTATTCACCATCCTTATCTACTTTTCCAGTAAATATAATGTGATATGTTGCCTTCTCATGTTCACTTATTGAGTTCAATGCATCTATCATTTTCTTTTTCTTCTCCTCTTCATCATCGCCACCAATTGCAAAAGCCAATGAAGCTAATGACATTGCTGCCATTCCGCCCGACATCATAGCGGCCTCAGTAAGTGCCCATGCAAATCCAACTGGATTCTTTTTAGCAAACTCAAATGGTCTTCTGAAACCTTGAAGTGCAGCATTGAAATATGGCATTACTAAATCAATAGGCTTAGCCCAGCTACCACCTTGACTAAAGTCTACAGTTTCTCTAGATTCTCTAGCTGCCTGGAACATTATATCATCTAATGCTTGTCCTGTTGGTTCATTTCCGTCATTGTTTTTCTTGTACTCTTTAATTAAATTCTCCTTTACTTTACTGTAAGCAGATAATCTAAATGCAAGCTCTGATGTTTCACCAAGATAAGACATAGCATTACCATAAGCAACTAATGTCTTTTGAAGAGCATTCGTAGCTCTATAAGTAGGTTTTAATTTCTTAAGCGCCCTAAGTCCATCAGAAGACATAAAATCCATTCCTCCACCATGTTCCATAAACTCTTTAAGAGTAGAGTTATACTTCTTAGTAGCAAACAGTTTTTTCATAAAGTTTGATACAAAATCAAGTGTAAGTTTTATACCTCCAATTGTCTTAAAGTTACCGTACACATTAGAGAAGAAAAGTATATTCGCAAAGTCAACAGCTGTGTTTCCAACAATAAATAATGGGTTACCACCAGTTGCGAAGAATCTAAGTATCTGAGTACCACTTAACTTACCAAGTGCTTCAAGTCCACTTTGTCTTGTCTTAACATCTAGTAGCTGTGTAGCATATTCTGCTTTTACAAATAGTCTTTGATCCTTACCATCTTTAGAATAATTTATAGTAACAAATCCAGCAGGAACAGTTTCTCCAGACTTAGCCACTCTTACATATTCAGATAGAGCAACTTTCTGCTCATCTGTAGCTGAGTTTATAGCATCTGCAAATGAGTTAAGCATTCTGTTCTCCCAAGCTCTAGCTTCAACTGACATTAGGTTCATCATTAGAAGCCATTGAGAATCCATGATTATTTCATTCTCATTCTTGTCTGTAAGCGTAGCTATATCCTTTCTTGTTATACCGTATATCTCTGCCTGGCGATCTATCTCATCAAGAGATAGGTTGTCACCAATGATATACTTGATGGTAGCAATTGGAGAGTATTCTACATCTTTTAGATTATTGTATACCTCTTCAGTTATACGGCCAGACTTGTATAGATTCTCAAGGCTCTTAGCGAACACATCGAAATATACATCTGCTCTTTTAGATAAGTCTTTGAACTTCTTTTCTCCTAGAGTGTTCTCCATATCTTGAAGATCTCTTCTTGCTTCAGCTTCAGAGTATCCTTCTATACCTTTATACGGCTCTTTATACTTTTCAGATCTTTTAATTAAATCTTTGTATGTTTTACTTCCAAGTCTTTCTTCTATTTCATTTAATTCTGATTTAGAATTTTTCTTTTTAGCTGAAATTATATTATCTAGTTCTTTAGATAATTTATCATTAAGACCTTTATATGCTTCTTCTCTGAGTTTAAGTCTATTCTCATTGATAGATATAATACGTCTTACGTATATCAGCTTATCAAGAGTATCGATATCCTTTTCTTTTAATCCTTTGTATATTTTACCTTCAGCTTCTTTATATCTATAGTTAGCCCAACCTTTTGCACCTGCTCTAGTTACAAGCATATTGAAAGCCTTTTGTGATGGCTTAGTTCCTATACCTGTGATTAAACGCTTGATATCTGACTGGCGATCAATAAACTTATTCCATACAAATCGTATAGCTTTTGTTATTGAACGTGAAGATTGTTTTTCTTGAAGTGCTTTTTTACTTCTATCGAATATCTCATTGACATTTATATTGTCATTTATAGACATTGCAGACTGTATCTGCTGATCAGTAAATCCTTGTCTTCTTAGGTACTCTTCTATTGCAGCTTCAGAGAATCCGTTCTTTCTAGCTACAGATACAATGCTTGATGGATTTCTATCTTGCTTTCTATCTAGAAGATCTGATAGTTGTTTTCTAGGTGAGATACCTTCTTCAGATTTTATAACTTGTGATGTATACATAGATCCACCTATAGATGTAAAAGGAGGAGTAAGATACTTTGGATCATTATCAGTTTCTTTAGAAAGAAACTCAGCCACATTAAATCTATCACTTAATGTTGCATTAGACTTAGTTATAGATGTATTATTTTTAGCATTATAAAGATCATATCCTGCTTTTGTTGGATACCCCATTTCAGGAGATAATTCATTTACATTTATAGCTCCATTTAATAAGAATGCCTCTCCATTAGAACTAAATGATTCATTAAACTGAGCGTGTTCTACACCGTTTATTCTATTACTCATGAAGTCATCTTCTGATACATAAGGATCTAAATAGAATCCACCCATAGTAATTCCACCTATTGACGATTCGTCATATCCAGTAGCTTTTAATTTATCTAATAGAACTTCATCCATATGATCTTCATATAGTTCTTTTCTACCATAATTTACATCAAGAAGAGCTTTCTTTATTTCACGATTTGATCCAGTAGCTGATTTAAGAGGAATTAGTTGTTTTAATGAATTAACTCTATATCCAAAAGAAAAATTCTTACTAGCTAATTCTTTTGCTATTTCAATACGACCATCGTGAGTTAAAAATTTATCTGAATTAATAAGATTAATAAATCTTTTATTGTCTTCTTTTTTAGCTAGTTCTACTTTATTTTCTAATTGTTTTGACAATTTTTCTATCTTTTCATCAATAGATTTTATTTCATTTTTATTAGTTACTGGTAATTTGTTATTATTTAAAACAGCTATCTTATCTTTTAAATCTTTTATTTGTGATTTATATGTCAATGCATCAATTAAAAGTTTTTTAGCTGTTTTAACTCCTCCTTTAAACTTGTTTTTAGTTATGGCTTCATCTATTCCTTCCATAAAGAACTTTCCAGCGTACCATTCGCCTAACATAGTTTCAGCATTCTGTATAGTTACAAATACAGCTATAGGTTTTCCTGAATCATTTGTATTTTGAGAGTCTCTAACTTCAGCTAATGACGTAGCTATCTTATGCATTATTCTAACATGAGCAGTAGATGTAGCTGCAAATCCTATATTAGATTTTTGATTTTCAACTAAATAAGTATATCTCCATCCTCCCTGAAGTGATTCACCATTTCTTCTTACACCTACTTTTGTTCCGTCACTATTAATAAAAATAGCTGCTCCACCAGATTTTTCTAATACACTATCTATAGTGCTTTTACTTGGCATTTTTATTTTATCTGGAAGATTTGAATCATTATACTCTATTAGAGTATTGAACGATTTATCTATAAATCTATCTAGTTGTTTTCTTTTTACTATAGATGCAGATATTACACTTCCTGGATCTCCTTCACTTTGTCTTGATAAATCCTCTACTTTCTCTCCAATAAGTCCACTAATTTGCCGTTCTCTAATCTTCTTACCAGTAGCAACTTTTCTAGCTATAGTATTCAATACCTCCATCACCTCTTGCTCTGAAGTAATAGGCTGAGTGCTGAACATACTAGCTAACTTATTTAACCATCGCTTGATAATATCCTTAATAGTCTGAGGAGAGTTCATATAGTTCTCCGCTAACTTACCTACAAGCTCTGCAAGCTTTTCTTCATTTTGAATATTTTCCTTGTAGTTAGCAGCAAAGTCCTCTAAGTATTTCTTTAACTCTGGATCTCCTTCTATCTTATTAGCAATAGCTTCAATCATTCTCTTAGTCACAGCATTTGCCTGTGCGTCAGATGAAACTCTATCTAGTAGGATAGCATGGAATACCTCATGAGCAACTGTACGAGCGTTTGCTTTAGTTAGGTTTATATGTACAGTCTTTGTCTTAGGATTGTACTCACCATTAGATGATTGTGAACGATTTTCTTCACCAGTTGCTTTTCGATATGAGTCGTCATTATCGTGAATGACAAACTTAACATTTGGCGCAATTTTCGAAAGTGCTCTAGCTGCGTTAGATACAATCTTAGACATCCTTTTATTAGATATCTTAGCTGCCTCTTCCTCTATCTGTTGATCTGTTCCAGATAGTAATTTACCTAACTGCTCTACTTCAGATTCTACTACTGGTTGTTCAGTTGCTGTTGGTTCTGTTGTTGGCTCTGCTGTTGGTTCAACCTGTACAGTATCTGGAGCTGTTTCTTCTTCGATAACTGCTTCAACTTCTGTAGGTTTGATAGATTCTGTTGCTGCTTGGAATTCTTCATCTTGCTCTAATAAATCATTAATAAATTGCTGCTGTTCAGGAGTCTGCATTTTCTGCAATTCTATCTGATAAGCTATATCTACGGCCTGTTGACCGTCAAACATCTGAGTATTACCATTATCATCTTTCAATGATACTCTCATTACAGTACCGTCAGGATTATACTCTACACCTTGAGTAGGTAACTCAGATTGTATGTTCCAATTGTTTCCATCAATAGATACTTTTCCTTCTGGAGTTACTGAAATAGTTTCTTCTTGTACCTGCAATCCAGGTATAGCTGAATCCATAACTTCATCAACATTTCCAAGCTCATATATTCTTCCAGTTGATCTATCTTCAAAAACAACTTGTTGACCTTCTACATACGTGTCTCCTTGAATTGGTGAATCAAAAGTCACACCTCCAAATGAAGTTAATATCGCAGGTCTATTGATTACTTGTCTGGCTGTTACTTGCGCTTCACCCCCGCCTTCGACAGGGCGATTGCCAAGATCTGTGCCTTGCTGCGGGGCTTGCCCGACTGGCCCTTCTCCTTGCCCGACTTCTGGTTGTCCTTCATCAACTCCCTGACGTTGTACGACACCGCCTTCTGCTGTGACTTCTTGCTGCTGTTCTGTGCTTTTTTTAGTGGCATTTTCTGAGATTGTTTTAAGTTCGTTATTAATTTCTGTTATTCTTGATTTCTGAGCAGCTACTAGATTTTCATCTTTGCCAGCTATTTCTTGCTCAAGCTTATTCCTCTCTGCTATAAGTCCTACAGATGTTTTTAAATCATCACTAGTTATATTTTCAGGAATTTTATTAAATGTAGACTCAATTTCATTTAAAGCATTTAATTGAGCTTCAGCCTCTGATTTAGTCATGCTTCCATTAAGCATGTTTGTCTTTAACTTTGCTACAAAAATCTTTTTTATTTCTGGATCTGTAGATAAAGTTTTTAAAAATTCTACATCTTTATCATTATATAAACTGATTTTACCCTCGTTCATTATAGCTTGTACAGATGTTCCAAAAGTGGTCATTACTAAACCTCCAATTGCCTCAGCTGCTGCGTCTTCAGTAACCTGAGACAATCCCTCCATAAAGGTATTTGGAGTACTGAAATATTCCCCATCAGTTAAACTATTAGCTGTTTTACCATCATTTCCATCTCTCCATTCATTATATAGTTTTTTTAATCCTATATCTAATGTAGCTGATTGTAGTGCCCCAGTTTCAGCTTCTGCCAATGTACCTCCGACAATTCTAATACCAAATTTAGCTATATTGGATTTTATCTCTTTATTTATTACATTTTCTATTGCCTCTCTACTGGCATCTCCGCCTATTTTTTTAATAGAAGAAAGTAATGATTGTTTTAATAATGATTTTACCAAAGGGTTATTAGACATAGCTGATGTAAAACCAAGATTTTCCAATAATCCCATTCCAATAGAATATGGAATAGCTATTGCAGCTCTTTCTTCAGCAGATGTAGTTTCAAAATCCTTATCATTAAGCATTTCCTCTTCTATTGAACTATATGCTTGAGCACTTAATGCAGATATTCTGTTCATTGCCCCTCCTGGCATTATCATACCAGGTAGTGACTGAAATACTCCTGAAATTGATTTCTCAAAAAACCCTCTATCTTTAGACTTCATATACTCTTGAGTAGTCCCAGGAGTACCGAAAGTTTCTATAGACTTGGTTTTTAAATCTTCTATTCTAGATAATGTATTTTTATTTATTATGTATTGCTCAATTTCTTGCTTATTATAACCCTTTCCTTTAAGTATATCTTTTTCTTCTGGACTTAGCGTTTCATACCTATCATGAAGTAATGACTCACCTTTTTGAATTCCAGATGCTAATGGAGTTTGTCTGAATACTTGATCTAATCCACTAACAAATGAATTAAGCATATTCCCTGGAATGCTTCCAGACTTTTCTTTATTTATTAAATATTTACCTGTTATAGTTTCAAGCTTTTTCATATCTGAAAAAACTTTATCTCTTTCAGATTTTATCTCTTGTCTCCTTCCGTCTAAATATTCAGCTCTGATATTTATTTTTTCAGCTAAAGCTTCATATTCTTCTTGACTTATATTTCCTGATTTAATCCTTTCGTCTAAAACAATTTTATCTTTGTCAAGTTGACTTACTGCTGCATTTAATTTCTTATAAGATTTAGAAACATCTCCCAGTTGAAGATTATAATTGTCTGATTGTTTATCTATTATTTTTTTTGATAAATAAGAATCAATCTTTACTTTAACTTTCTTTTTTTCTTCTGGACTTTTAGCTTGCTTTAATTCATAGTATAAATTATCAATTTCATCAGATTTTACATTTGCATTTTCTTTTCTCCTTTGCTTATAAACCTTGTATGCATCTGAATTATAATAATCATCTATTTCTTTTTGTATTTTTATTTTTTCTTTTGGTAAAGCTCCAAACAATCTATTATCAAATTCTTCTTTGTTTTTATTTATCTGATCTTCTAATTCTTCATAACTTAATGATTTTAAATCATTAACATACTCATTAGATTTTTTATACTCTGACCATCTTTTAGCTGCATTCTTTTCTTGATTTGCATCTAAATTTGGATTAAATAAATAATTACTAAGTCTTTCTATTTTTTTACCTGCCTCTGTTTGATAAGATTTATTAGATTCTAAAAATGATCTAAGCTTTAACGCTTCTTCTGGATTTTTTTCATCTAAACTTATTTCTATTGTATTTCCGTTCTTGGACCTTACTTTAACATAATCAGTTCCCATTCCAATTTGATCAAATGTAAATCCATATTTACCATATTCAGATTGAAGTTTAGGAACTACTTCTTCTTCAGTTTTAGAAACTAAATCAACATTTATTATAGAGGTATTAATTTTCTGGTCTGGTATTTTACTAGTTTTAGCTGAAGGCTTTACAGATTCACCATAATATTTATTTAAATACTCTACTGCTTTTTCATTATTTATTTCCTCCCATTGGGTAGAATTAGATGTTAATCTTTGCCACTTTCCATTCTTAACTCTATACTGATTATCTTCTTTAGTTGGGAGTCCAGTTCTAATTTTTTCAATATCAGAAGTAGATGCTGATTGTTTAAATTGTTTATTAAGACCATCAACTCTTCCTGGATCAGTTATTATTTTTTCGAACTTATCTACTGTTTTACCATTTACTACTTCAGAAGAACTATACTCCTTCCATACTGGTATACCAGATGATTTATCTAATAAATATTTTTTGCTTTCATTTCCTGGAAATCCAGTAAATACCTCTCTGTTACCCTTTCCTCCAGAAGATGCCGATGGCTTTTGAGTTGTCGTTTTTACTGTAGCCGATGTAGCAACGCGTTTTTGAGATTGAGAAGGTAATTCCGTAGAACTTTTTTTTTTTGCTGGAGAAAATGCTGTAGAAAAAGTATTATAATCAGTACTTTTAAAAAGTCCATTTTTTTTACCTAAATCATATAACTGTTTTCTTTGACTTTCATTAGCAGAAGAAAATGTATTATAATCAGTAGTTTTTATTAAACCATTTCTTGAATATAATTCGTAAAGTTGTTTTAGTTTGTCGTCCATTTTATAAAATATATTTATGGTTCAAATATAGTATCCCCATCTGCTGCTGATTTGTTTCCTCCTGTGCTAGCAGGTGCTCCTCCAGTAGCTTCTTTCCAAGCCTCTCTTTGTTTGAATCCAGTGTTTGGATTACTGTAAAAATATGGTATTAAATCTTCTAAACTTTTAGTAGGTCCAAATATTACACTACCATATTGATCTTTAACTACAACACCTTTTCCATAAATTTTATTTCCTTTATCATCTGTTGGAACACCTACTTTATGGCTTTTATTGTTCAAGAAAGAAGATAACTTGTCAAATTGATTATTCTGCCAAGCATCATACATTCTTTTATATTGACCATAGTCAACTTTTTTAGTGTTATCTCCATCTCCACCACCACTAGGAGTCCATTTCTGCTGAGGGCTACCAGTTACTTTCTCCGTTACTTGTATATCTACAGAGCTACGAACTCTTTCTTTAGCTTTTTTCTTTTGTTCATCTGTGAGAACAGGCATAAATAGCCCTCCAGGTTCTTGAACTACTTTAACTAAGCTTAATTCTATCTCAGCAAGTTCTTCCTTAGTAACTTCAGTATCCTTAGCTCCAGCATCAACTTTCATCTTACGAAGATTTTCTACCTCTTGCTGTTTCTTAGTGTCGTACTCTTGTTTTGTTGTATAATAATCAGCATTAATTACACCATTATCGACAAGAACACTTATCTGTGCTCTAGGATTTGAATCAGGTGCAATACTATTTACAACATTTTCTACCATTATTTTATATGAATCTTTTTCCTTTGCGCTTTCAATATTTAATTCACCTCCTTTACCTAAATCTTTAAATATAGTTTTTGTCTCCCAGTTCTTAACTATTCCATTTACAGATTTATCAACGTCTACTCTATTAGCTACAATATTATCAGGTAATGACATAGTTCTTACATCAAATATATCACCTTGTATCTTTCCAGTATTAGGGTCAGTCTTAGCCATATATATACGACCATCGTTGTCAAACTGTGTAGCATTTTTACTTAAGTCAGACATTTGACCGAATCTATTATAAAGTTCAATCTCATAAGCAGATGCCTGAATAACTCCATTTTCATCTGGCTGTTGACGTTTAACGATTTCTAAATACCTATCATCGTATGTCTTAGCAGACTGAGCAAGAATACCCCAGTACTCTTTAATATTATTCATCTTATTCTTATAGTCAGTAGGAGATATAATACCAGCTTTAAGCTGATCGTTCCACTGCTTAATCAATACTCTACCTTGATCAGCACCTCTAAGCACAAACTGATTTAATGTCTGATTCTTTCCTGGCTGCCAGCTATTAAGTAATGTCTGATTATCAGTAGCTATCTTATCAAGTTCTTCACGTTTTTTCTGACGTTCTTCACCTATTTGATATATTTTTCCAGCTAAGTCTCCAGTAAGTTCAGCCCAATTTATTTTTTCTGTAGGTATAAATCCTGCGTATTCTACTGCCATGGTTTAAAAATATCTAAAAGCTGATAAATAACGCATTTGTTCTGGAGTTAGTCCAGATGCATATTGTTGTTGTTGAGGGATAGCAGGTGTAGGAGTAGTTTGAACAGTTCCTCTATTCCCAGTAAACCCCACTTGTTTAGCAGCTGATCCAGCTGTAACACCTTCGGTTCCATTTTGCATTTTATAAGCATCAACTCCTTTTCCAGCAATATTAACTGCTGTTCCAGCACTTTGCACTGCACTCATAATAGCTGCTTGCTTATTTGCCTCTGCCGAAGAAGCTGCTAATTGAGCACCAGTCAATTGAGATTCTGTGAAATCTCTCTGTGCCTGTGCCTCTCTAAAATTAACGCCCTGCTGAGCTTGTGCTTTCTGTAGAGCCAAATCCATCTGAGCTTGATTACCCATAGATGCCAATTGAAGTTGTTGCTCAGCTCCTACCTGCATCATTCCTGGTAATGCGCCAATTACAGCTTCAGCGCCAGCACCTTGAGCTGTCTGAATGCCTGCCATCATCTGTCTATCTGCTGACTGTTGAGCTAGTTCAAATCCAAGAGTAGGCATTTCAATGTTCTTAAATGCATTCTCTTCCTTTATATTTTTCATTCTATTAGCAGCTGCTGTAGCTGCCTGTTGTGCTTGTTTTCTTTCTTTATCTGCTTGGACAGCTTGATTAATGCTGAGTCCAACACCTGCTAAAGCCACACCTGCCGATATTACTGCTGTTGCTGCTGCCATTTCTTTCTGTTTAAAAATAAGACCTGAATAAGTCTAGCTGACTTATCTTCCCCAAAGTTACTGAAAATATTTCTACTATGCAGAAGCTCCGAATCAAAAACAATCATTCTATTGAATGCTGCGAAAAACTTAACCTTCTCGCTCTCGTCATTGTTATATATCGTAGTACCATCTCCTTCATGAAAAGGACTTAAATATAGTATCGCAGTATAGTCACCCATCATCTCATCAGAGTGTATGTAGTTAGGCTCTATCTGACCTTCTGGTGATTTTCTTACGAAGTTATACGCTACATCGTACTCGTTTCGTAGAAACCAACATAACTTCTCTTGAACTTGATCTTTATCTCTTGGCTGTATTCCTTTGAATATACCTACATCTGACGTTACATCGTAGAACTCACCGCTGAATATATCATTAACGTGATCATCTGGGTTGTCTAAGAAGTTGTCTATAAGGAAGAACTGGTTTACCTTCATAATAGTTTTATCATCTCTTGGCAGTTATTGCTGCCTAACTCATATCCGCACGCTTTATACCTATCAATTAGAGCTTGGTTCTTAAGCGATGTGTATGCGAACTTATATCCTTTATCTTTTGCTATCTCTGATAGTACGTTTATTATCATATCTATAGCCTCCACTCTCTTAGGTCTGTCCTTGTAATCAGGGTTAGATATAATGTACTCTATCCATACAGTCTTAGAGTTAGTGTAGTACATAAATCCTGCGCATACATCGACCCCATCAATAGACACCATTATACCGCCTACCCCATCTTGAGGGAGCATCTCTCTTGCTGGAGGAGTCCACCTCCAGGCTTTCCACCATCCTACAAGTATGTTATCGTAGTCCTCATTATTCAGATACCGTACATCTATCATGGGTAGCTCTTAAATGCTGAAGACCCAACCTCAAATAACTCTACTTCAGCCTCTGAGCTATTAGTCAACTCAACTTCCATATAGTAACCTCTAACTCCATATGATTCAGCTACTGTATTCTTTACAATATATATCATATCACCTGGAACTGGTCCTGGAGGTCCTAACGGAGCTGGTGTATATGTAAGTTGTATATAATCAATAATTGACACAGTTCCTAATAGTGTACTTGTACCATTGTTTATCTTATATACTTTATCACCTATAGATACAGTAGATTGTATAATGGTATTAAATGTAATCATATTAGTTAATGAGTCAAACAATGCTGCCTCGCCTATTCCTTGAGTACCAATAGAGTAATTGTCTACAATTGATCCAGATACGTTCCTAATGTAAGCAAAGAAAGAACCTTCCTTTTCGTCATAATACGTTGTAAGTATTTGACCAGAATTTAAATCTGTTAATATATCAGCACGCCAAGTATCTGTAGACTCAAGTTCTAATGTCTTAAACATCTTGTTTGTTGTAGGATCTTGGTTGAATATAGTTGTTATAGTTGAGTCATATCGGTAATACTCATCATTAAAAAATTTATAGTAGAACACATTTCTTTTGATATTACTATCGTGCTCATATAAGTTACCATCTTTCCAAGTATAGAACGTACTGTTCATTCCTAACATCCAATCTGGGAAGAATGACCAGAACGATGTCCATCCTCTAGACCTCTCTGAATATGTTACTGTAACTTCACCTGCCATTCAACAAAGATACAAATTTAAACTAAGCAACTATCTATTGACTTCATGAAAGTGTAGTACCGATAAGAGCATCTACCGTCAGATATATTAAGATCTGATTCAAATGGATATCTATCGATATAGTCAGCCTTAAAGAACATTCCTTGATTTGCGTCAGGCACTCCTGCATTATGGAAGAACGCTATATGGTCCCATCTATCTGCTGGACAAGTAGCCCAACAGAAATCAAATTCTTTAGGCACAACTACATTATGTCCTAACTTCCACGCGGTCCACAGCTCAGCCCACATAGATGCTGTCCATATCTGTATTCCATACGGATCGCCTTCCTTCTTTAAGTGCGACACAGTCTTCAAGTACTTGTACAGCTCATTAGAGTTCTTGTAAACCTCTCTCCAGTAATCTCCATCGATGTTCTTCATCAACTTCTGAGCGCCTCCAGAGTTCTGTTGGTTATCCTCAACTACTGATCTATCTATCCCTATAATCTGACACATGCCGTCAAGTATAGCCTCGTCCTTGCTCTTGATATAGTTTGCTCCTATGTAGCTCACTGTATCACTGAAGTACCAACTATCATCTTGCAGGTACTTAGTGAAGTCAAAGTACCTGGTAAATAAGAAATCACAGTCGTGGAAGAATATAGCACAGTCTTTAAGGTATTCATTCTCATCAAAGTGCTTTGCCAGTATATATGACTGCACAGATGGTGGATAGAAGTCCTCTTCTCTATCATCCTCATAAAGGAAGAACTCCACATCTTTGAAGCGCTCATGATTCTGAAGCCTAAACCAGGACTCAGGTATCTCATTATAATAACCTCCAACTACGTGTATATCCTCAGCTTTATATCCTAGTTCTAGAAAGTTGTGGAGGTAAACCTCAACCTGCCAAGCATAGTAGTCAGTGGCAGGCTGAGCCGATATTAATTTTAGCATGCTGTTGAATTTCCAGTCCAATCATTTCCGTCCCACTCGTAAGCAGTTGACAATGTAAGCATTCTGTACCAATCTGCACCAGATAGAACATAAGCTGTTCCAGTCCATTCGTATAACTTGTTTCCAACTATACCGATTGGTCCATCTGCGAACCGTTCTACAATAGGTCCCTTACATACCTCTTCTTGTATATCCTTTCTTAAGAATATAGATGTCAATGCAGGAAGAGTAGTCGTGCTCGTTGTAGTCGTACTTGTAGTAGTCGTACTCGTAGTTGTTGTAGTACTCGTTGTAGTTGTAGTCACACCTGTACAGTCCTCACATTTCTCATACGTGAACAATATACTAGCTACTGGTGTAGTAGGTGATATATTAGACTTCACTTCGTAGCACAGTCCATTACTGCACTTAACTATCGTGTAGTTAGGTATAATAGTAAATGACTGCTGAGATACTACAATCTGTGGACCTAATTTATTTGAACACAATGCAACTAAGTAATATTGAGTAGGTATTGTTGTCGTTGTCGTTGTTGTAGTAACACCTGCACAAGCAATAACATTAAGAACCTGACCAGTTACACCAATCTGCATCGTGTAGTCAGCTGAGTCATAGAAGTAGTACCAACTCCCACCTCCATTGAATGGAGTTGTACCTAGTGAGTCAGAGTAAACGAAGTTACCAACTACAGGATATGTACCTACTCCATTATGGTATAGCGTTATATCTAATGGTAAACCACTTGTACAAGCGTCATAGCTACCTGTATACGGAGTACTTGTCATCATAAAAGATGTGTACACAGGAGCCGTAGTTGTAGTTGTCGTAGTTGTCGTTGTTGTTATATTCAAACACGTATCACAGTCAACATATGGACCAACAGCATAGTCTATAAGAACATATGGATATGAAGCTGTCGTAGTACTTGTAATTGTCCAACAATTACCATCTACCGTCTTGACAATATCCCCTACTATAAAACCTGCTGTGCTAGTATCGACTAGAGTTGCTGTTACTGATCCTAATGGACACAGAGTAGCTTCAAACCAATCTCCTGTAGGAAGTGTAGTAGTAGTTGTTGTTGTAGTTGTTGATGTTGTTGTAGTTGTAACAGTTGGGCATTCGTTCTTCTCGCACACGTTACCAGTCTCACATATCTTAATAGAGTATGTAGAGTTGTCTATCTTGTACCACATGCCTCCACCCATGAACTTTTCCTTAGCCTTATAGTCTATAAATATAGTATCGTTAACGTCAGGAACTCTATTTACACCGTTATGGTAAAGCAATGTATATACTGGACTTACAGCACAAGCAGCGTCTCCAGTGTCACCTATGTTCTCTACATCAATCGCAAATGGCGTAAGCTTTATTCCTGTATCTACAGTTATATTAATAGTCTTATCAAGACTATCTCCAAAGCAGTTCGATGCGCTAACTGTAATATCGTATGAGCAAGCCTCTGTTGGAGTACCAGATAATTTACCTGTTAATAAATCAAACGATAATCCATTAGGAAGTATACTATTTAAACAAGATCCAACTGTACTAACAATACCATCTCCACTAATAATAGTAGGAGTTGATAATGAACATACTTGACCATTACTATTTATATTTATAGTTGAATTAACTATTGATCCATTACAATTTGTATACTGCCATAATGTACCTTTAGTTCCTCCAGTTATACTATATAATAAACAAGCAGTATTTACAGACCATGAAGTAGGATTATTACTAGCCAAAAAATTAATATTAACTTCAATATTTTCATTTACATATACATCATCTTGATATATATA